GACTTGCCAAGGATACCGGCTTGTCTCTGGAACTCTTTCAGTGTTCTGTCGGTCAGCTTCTTATCGAAATATTTCTGCATCTCATCAAATCCTGATACCATCTCAAGACCGATATTTGCCTTCAGGAGTTCCAACCGGTTCACCTTCATGGTCAGATTATAGATCCTCATCTCTTCATTTGCCCGATCGGAAAAATCTTTTGTTTCAACATATTTCTTTGCTTTCCGTTCATATGCTGCAATATCCAGCTTGCTTACTCTCTTCTTTGCCTCAGCCATCGTAATGCCTTCTTTAGCAGCATACTTGGTATAGAATCCGTTGATCTCTTTATTGATCTCGTCCATCATATTGGCATAGATTTCTTCAATATCTTTCTTGTACTGCACCTCCGAGATCTGGTTTTTCATGGCGTTTTCAGCCTCTCGTTTCTTCCAATACTCCCTACTCTTCATTGCCATTTACGCCTTCTCCAAGTATTTTATTGAAAACATCGACCGGTTCCTCTCCATTTCTTTCCGCATATTCTTTTATGATGGTTATCATTTCCAATATAGAGTTTTCATTTCTTCCAAGCACCATGTACTCTGCTTTTTGATTTTCTTCCTGTTGTATTCGATCAATTTCTCCCTGCACATTATCCACGACAGACAGTACACCAAGCTGTGTCTCCTGTGAAACAATTCCTTCGAGGTTGCCGGCGATCTGACTCTCTTCCAGTACATTCGATGGAATATTCGGTGTAAAATGGTAATGCAATTTCACCCAGTCATCTTCTTTCATTCCAGATACTGGATTGGAAAAGATCAACTTGTACCGTCGATTCATTCCGGACGTAAACTTTCTCTCCTTCGTCTTTGCCAGATTGCTCATTCCCTGCAGCTTGTACTTCATGGCAATGCCCGAGCTTGTACCAAAGTTCTCATCTGAGATATTAGCAACCATGCTGATCTGGAATATTAATTTCTCCAGACGGTCAATCAGGTGCTCCTGCGTGGTATCTCCATCCGGCTTTTGTAAGAAATCTACAATCAGTCGATCCGCATCTTCATCAAAATTAATAATACGATTATCCCGAATATGCTCTACGTCGTCATCATCCAGCGTAGCTCCAAGTATCTTCATATAGGCATCTGCAAAATAGTCCACATCATTTGCCTTTTCGCTGATAGCTTTGTTATAAGCATCAATCATTGACATCGCCGGTTCAAAGATACATGTTCGCTCCTTGTTCTCCACATACTCTGTAGCCGGCACTCCGTCAAATCCATGTATCTTTTCTTCTTCCTCCCAGATAAGCTTTCCCTTCTGGGTGAACCAACGTACCTTCTCCGCATCGGATACACTACCGTGCAAAACGTCATTCGAATCTATGTACAGTCGAACAAAGTATCGTTCTCTGCATAATACCGAATCATCATAGATCATAAAAGCATCAAATGGTGTCAGATATGTAATCCCGATATTTCCCAGTTCATCCACGTAATACATCTCGTATCCTTTGCCATAAATGCAACAGATCTTCGACAGCTCCGCGTTGTTATCGTCCTGATCATTGTACTGATCCAGGAACTCTACATATTTTTTGATATTATCTGTAGCGTCATCATCCACAGATATTTTAATTGGGTTTCCGATAAAGAATCCGTTGAATGTATCTACCGTATACTTTGCAAAGTTCACAGCAATACGATTGTCCGGTTTATAATTCGGCTTTGGTTTCTGATGGAAAATCTGGTAGTCTGTTTCGTATGCATCTTTCAAACGTTTAAACCGAAAGGCACACTCTGCATCATGCTTTGCTATGAATTCATTCAGTTTGTTATCTGTCAGTTCTTCCTCTGACGGTAATCGAAATAACACTTTACAGTCCTCCTTTCAGGTTTCTGTTTAATTTCGGCTTAGCCTTACGTTCTTCCTCAATGGAATAACGCAGCATAGCCATTGCATCATCAAAAAATGGAACTGGTTCTTCCAGATAAGTGTTGGTACGCTCATCCTTCTTCCACTTCCATTGTTGTATTTCTTTTATGGTATTCACACAGGACGGATGTATGTGAATCATGTGTTGCTTCAAATAGTCTATCTGAGCATGAACACTGTTTGTCTCTTTATTGACTCCTTTTGCCCTGTATCCGGCTTTCTGCCACATCTTGATACGATCCGGCTCCGCAGAATCGCACCACATCCTTAGTTTTTTGTTGAATCTTCCGGCGGCAAGCTTAATGATCTCCTCTGTGTCCATCTCATACACATACAATTCCTGAAACAAATACAGATCTCCATCCTTGAAGCCTACCTCGCCGATGCAGTTGGCATGGTTAAAGCCAAAGTCCTGTGAGTTCACAATGTAATCATAGTTCTCCGGATTCCGGTCAAATTCCTCTATGACATAATTCTTAAGGATAAGACCGGCAACCTCTCCCCATTCACCCAGACCATACACCCGATAACCTTCCGGATCTACTTCCTTACGCCGGAGCATACGTCTGTGATACGCTTCATCAATGAACCGGTTGTTCTCGTAGGTTGACTGATGCGTCAGTACATCCGGATCGGCACGATCAAAGAACACTTTCTTAATCCAGTGATGTGATGACACCGGATTGAATGTTAACCTGATCTGGTAGAATAATCCCTTCGGCAATATACCTCGAAGTCGGTCATCGATGATTTCAAAATCTGACTGTGTAATCTCTGTGGCTTCCTCTACCCAAACATCGGTAAGCTTCCCGCGCTTAAATGTAATTGACTTAAGTTTCTCACGTTGCTTCTCGTCATTTACCCCGCGGAAGATGATCTGGTTATGATTGTTCTTACATTCCAGAAGCATATTTGAAGTATTGATGTACCAATACTTCTTATAGCTTTCTCCGAACATACGAAAAATAGCACTCTGCAATTCTGCAAAAGTGCTATCTCTATTCGTTACATCTGCTTTTCGGACGCACAAAAGATTACGTCCCGGATCATTCATCAAACGAATGATATAATTCTGTGCCGAGTCCATGCTCTTTCCAGATCCGGCAGAACCTTTCATCACGATATATCGTTTTTTACTGTGATCAACCTCTTTGAAACAAGCATTCGCTTCTACCTTTATTTTCATCCGGTATCATCCTCACCGTAATCGATCGTGATGTTCAGGTCCATGTCCACATCTGTCTCAACTTTATCAGTGAATAGTGCGTATCTCTTACCCAGAAGTTCCGCAGCTTTTAATCGTTCTTTTTCTGACGGGGATTTCTCCATTGTTCTCGCTTCACTACATCCATCACCCGTTCCCTCAACTACAATTTCCTGTGCAGTGCTTTCTCCACGGAGAACAGACGTCAGATACTCAATTACCTCCTGCGCATCTGCCGTCTTTTCATTATGGATCTTTTCCATTTGCTCGGCTATATAGTTTTTAACCTTAACATTTCTTAACAGCCTAGCCGCCGCTGCAGCTGCTACAGCATCATTCTTGACATTCGGATACGCCACCTTGTAAGCCCGAGTGGCATTTAAATCGATTAGATATTCATCTGCAAATATTTTCTGCTTTTCAGTCACTCAGACTCACCTCCTGTTTTATTGATGCAAAAACAGCCGGACCTTAAATTTTTCCAAGTAATAAATTTATATTATTTTACTTGTCTATTCAAAAGAATAGTATATCATTATCCCAGCTGTCTTTTTCTATAATATATTATTTTTAATTCTTTTTAATCATTTCAGAAAGCATTTCTTTTCGATATTCAATATCAGAAATCTCATGTAATTCATCTATAAGTCTTTGTTCTCGTTCATCTTTTGCCAGTTCGTTAAAATACTTCTGTTTACTTTCCGATGATTTATTTATTAAATGAAGCATTGTCCCAGAAAATAAATCTACAAACGCTCCTGGTATTACAGCTATCCATGAACCTTCCTCTTTAATTGCCGCAAAAATTGTTCCTGCAATAAGCATAGCAATTCCAACCCATATCATTTTAATTGCATTTTTTATAATTAATTCATTCAAATCAATTTCGCTGTTATGATACTTTCGCGACAATGCATACTTACCTTGTCTATAATTAATTGATTTTTGGTTTTTTAACGAATATGGCTTATTATTTTCTGTTGTATTTATTTCCATATCATTAGCCTTCCAATCCATCTAGGCAATGAATTGCTAATGGATTAATAAGTACAACATTTCCACATTTATTACACGTCACAGCAACAATCGGAACAAATTTTCCACCCAACTGCACAGAACGCTCCTCATCCACTGGAAGCATTGTCATTATATCGGGATCAATTGTCCAATCGTTGTTTCCGCACATAGGACATTGCTTACTTTTCCATTCCTTATTAATCACTTGCATTAATTTTTCTTGATTTAGTTTCATACGCCATCTCCACAAATACTTTTTAATGTATTTTAACACTTTCCGTATCATATATCTACTCTCCTTTTTAATAAAAAAGTAACAGTTAAAAGTTTATTCTTTAAACTGCTACTTTTCATGGTTGTATGAAAATAAATCTTTGTTTAACGCTTTTGCTATTCTAAGGATAGCAGAAGAATAACCTAAACTTCAATAAACAATTATAGATTATGTTTCATTCTTTCGGCATTTTCAAATGCTCCAGTGCCTTTCCATGTAGTTTATGTATCCATTGCTCACTATATTCCATTTTCTCAGCAATTTCCCAAAAGCGAAGACCTTTCACATATCGGTAAAACAACACATCATTTTCATCTTCATTCTTTATTTCCTTAATCTGTTTTTCGATAGAAATATATGACTCAATACAGCTTTCCTTTTCTGTCCCAAGTTTTTCTACCAACGAATCAATCCTTGCCAATTCATCGGATAAATCTTTCTGATTCCCGCTACCATGTGGCATTCCGGAATAATCAATTGCCTTCACTGATGCAGCCAATTCTTTCAGTTCGGTGATTTCATCATCAATACGATTGATACGTCTTCTACTGGATCTGTATCCTCTCAGATATTCCTTCTTCCGGTTGTTCTCGTTCTTAATATTGCTTTCTTCCAACTCCTTATAGTGTTGCTGATCATCCAGCTTTACCTGTTTTCTGTCTCTTCCTCTGTTCAATCATTCCTCAGCTCCTTCGTCGTTTTGTTTTTATTCATCAACTTCCTGTTCAAGCCAATGTGCTTTACAATCTACGCATACCTCTCTACTTGATACTAGACTACCTTCTTTTCGGCAATATGCTCTTTTATCACCTGCATAATATGGACAATTTATGTTGTAATAAATCATAGCTTCTTCGCTTGCACCACCATCATCAATGCTTACTCGGTTCAAACGTGATTCCAAACCGTCCAGCAATAGATTTATCATATATTCCCTATTTGTCATTCTGTTTTCTCCTTATACGGTTCCGGTAACGGCATCCATGCATTCACAAAAACTCCATAGCTTGAATATGATTTTTCATCATCTCCTGGATAGAAAGTACCGCCCTCGTCATTTTCTTCGTATCGTGCGATATCTGGCATTGTGAAGTTTTCAAATGATACCAGTATGTAGCTTTCATCTTCCGGCAATCTCTCGCTTATTGGAATCCACTGAGTTTCTTTCAGCGCATGTATCCCCATTTCAATAGCAGCTACTGTTTCCTCAGTCCAGCCCCATTCAAGATGTTTCACTAATCTATTTATTGCTTGCTTGTTATTTATCTTCGACCTCCTCTTCTTTTGGAAACTGAAATACTTTCGGATATGTAAATATTCCTGGTTGTGTCACAGCACCAGTAATTGCACTAACTCCGCCCTGAACGCTGTAATACTTACCATATTCCTGTCTGCACATTTCCATAGCTTTGATTGCTTTCTCTTTGGTGGAATATTTCGCCATTACAATAAAATCATTACTTTCCAAATCGTTTAACGAAAATGCACCTATTTCTCCATTATCAAAAGCTCGTAGTATTGCTTCCTCGTAAGGTAAATCAAACTCTTTATCCAAACTAATTATTCTCATAACTAACTCCACCTTTCGTATCCCATGCGCAAATGTCGCAATCCTCCGGGCATACATTTGCCTTTATTGCTCTTTTGCACATCTCCATTTTTAATTCCCTATCATCCTCAATGTTTTTGATAAATCCGAGTTTCCTCAGAATTTTATGAATCAGTGATTCTTTTCTCACTTTATCTCCTTCTTTCTTCTTGCCATAACCATGTGCTTTCCGCTTTTCTGCAATTCAGCATAAATCGAATCACATATTGCTGATATCCCAATGTTTCTCGACGGACTCTCAAAATAAATTGTATCCGTCTTTTCCCATGTCCTTGTTGGTGCGTGGTAAAACCTTCCGTCTGCTGTCTCTACCATCGTCTGTTCCTCACATGCTGTAGGTGTGTAGAATTTTACTACGTAACCAATCACTCCACTCGAAATGCACCGTACTTTATCTCCGATACTGAATCCTCTACTCATCTTTTTCCTCCTCCACGTAATCCGGGCAATCCTCTGCAAATTCATACTCATCCAAAGCATCACACTGCATCGGGCAACCCACGTAATCCGGGCATTCCAAGCAGCACATATGATTGGTTTCGTTTATCGCACATTTTCCTCTGCATCCCATTTACTGTTCCTCCTTCCATTTCTTCTCACTGAATTCATCCGGTTCCATATATGTGTTTCCGTCACATACTGCCTTTACATTTTCTCTATCTGATAAGATGTATGTTCTTTCATAAGGAAAATCCGCCTGGCCACATTGACTAACTATTCTCATTTTTCTCTCCTTTCAACGTCCCCAGCACATTCACACCAACTTCCCTCTCCAGCTCTTCATTCATCAGCTGAAAATATTCCTCGTCCTTCTGTGCGAAATGCATCTGGTGTAAAACAAATTCCAGATATTTCAAAACTCCCTTTCTCTTGCAATGATAGTTCCGGTACAGGTAATCTACACTGATCAACAGGAAGCAGTTCATTGCCTCTGCTGTGTGTTTGTCCAGTTCCTTCTGACGTTCCTTTTGGAACTCCGGACTATCCATGA